CACAATTTTCCTCAAACTTTCATCTTATTATACATTCACTAATTAATTACATCTCTCAATTTCTTTGCATACTTCTTGAAAAAAGGAACTTTACTCATAAGATTAGCGACAGCTTCCAAAGCTTCATCAACTTCGCGCTTTACTTTCTTATAATCTTTCTTTATTTCAGGATCACTATTAAATTTATTTTCATATTTCTTAAACATCTTTTTAACAACAGTGACAGCTTCAACAATCTCAATAGTACATTTTCTCAAACCTATAATAACACCAAAAAGACCAAGAACTGATATACCTAAAACCCCTGCAATAGACCTTACCATACCAATATTGCTTGCAACATTACTGAGCCATTCCATAAAAAAATCCTTCCGTTTAAGATATATAGTAATATAACTGATATTTTCTGCAATTAAAATAGTTATTGCACACTATATCGTATATACCCAGTAACAGATACTGCATTATCAACAGCAATAATCAAGCCAGCTTGTGCATCATTAGTAAACATATCATCATCATTAACATGATATTCACCTTTAGCCAATAACTCTCTTTTAAATATATCTTTATTGCCCAACTTCAAAGTTATAACACACGCGCCACTAACATTCAATTCAATTTCATGAACATGAATTTTCACAAATGTTTCAACACCTTCATCAACTCCATGTTCCAAAAGATATTGATTAGTTACAGGGCCTGTAACATCAACTGCAGCTCTCTTTTTGCTCATAGGATTAAAATTTGTAGCCATACTGCACACTCCTTATTTAGTTAATAATTTTTTAATGATTCTACCAATAATTTCATCTCTAATGTAATCTTTGCCATCATTCAAATTCAACCCCAAATGAAGTTTATTCAATTCTTTATTTGGAAGTTTGTTCAGTTCATTTGATATTCTATTCCTAATATCTTTCATTTTAATAGTTCTTGGTTCATCAGTTGTCTTATTCTTATTTTTAGATAGATCAATCCACACCATAACTTGATTCTTAAAAGGAATATTAAACACTCTAAATACATCATTACACATCAACACAGGAATTTTACTTCTTTGAGCCTCAGCAAAACAAGAATCACACAATATTCCATTTACACCTAATGGTTTGTTGCATCTTGATTTAAGTGGTTTCTTTGTGTTTTTAATTCTAACACATTTATACATAGTCCCCATATAAAAAAACTCCTTCACTCTTGTAAAATTTATAAATCAGTTTCTTTAACTTCTTTCATATTTTTTTTAGGTGAATTAAGAATATTGACATTATTCTCATATCTTTCTTTGGGTGAAACATATACTTTATCAAAATATCCTTCCCTCAATACTGGAGGCAATTTCCCAGTAAATGCCTCAGCAGTAGTCCCAACCGGATTAGTAGAATTTGTAGGATCTCCAACTTTCCAATTGGTAAAATTATCAGTAACATTCTGTTCAATACCTCTATTGGCATAGTAATTAATTTTTGCCCTAACCTGATCTGAATCTCTAGCATGACCTAAGTGATAACAAAGTTTTTCCATCAAATTCAAAAATTTATATTTAGGTGGTTTGACATCATTACCATCCTTATCTCTATAGAAATTGAATCCAGTTTTAACGCCATCTACTGGATGTCTAAAATCTTCTCTCCATCTCCACATACGCGCTTGTGGCCTAAACCATTGACCACCTATAGCAACCGTCTTTAAACTTTTCCAAAATTCGTGTTTCAAAATCTGAATGCAAGTTAATCTTTCATCCAATATAAAATGTCTTTTCAAATATTCTACATCCGATTCTGTAAAAATTTCATCGCTATCTACTTTCAAATATAAATCTGTATCAATCCTTTCTGCAATGGCATTCTGCATCTCTGCTTTATTTTTCCAATATCTACCATCAGGCGGGGGTACTACTTCAATTTTACCATATGGATCAAATTCATCAATACATTTTGCTATTTCTTCAAATGTACCATCTATACTATCATAATCAGTTTGTTTAGGCTTTCCTCTATCTACAAATACCATATCAGAATTAACTCTAGCATAATCCTCAACCGCTCCTTCTACTATTACAATCTTATCTACGAAATCGTAAATAGATCTTAAAGCTAATCTAATGGTGTCACGTCCGTTCAACACTATAATTCCCGCCGTAATAGATAAATCCTTACCGTTATAGAATACCCTTTTAAGAGCCTTCCTCATGGTCGTAGGAAGATATGGGATAGTAGAAGCTTGATTAAAAAATCCACTATAACCATATTCCCCCCTTTTAATCCGTAATTCATCATCTCTCAAATACATTTCCATTATTCTTGCTACATCATTCATATCTTCATATTTAGCATAATCCAAATAATCTTTATATTCCCTTCTCAAGACTGGAATGTCATAAGTGATACAAGGCTTTTTGCAATACAATGCCTCTGCTGGCGGTATTCCAGCTCCTTCAAAAACTGTAGGGAATATCATCATCTTAGATCGTTTAATTATGTAGAATTTTTCCAAATCATTTACATTGGCATAAAATCTTATATTAACATCAACTGCCGTTGCATTAGTCATCATTTTTTCTCTTAACTTGGCACTATGAGAACCAACATAATTAATAGTTGGCCGTATATCTTCCGGTATCTTTGCCACTGCAAATATTATCCCATCAGGATTTTTAAATTCAACGTGCCTGCCAACAAACACTACTTCATTTTCCTCTTTATTGCAAGCAACTCTATCAGCAGCCCAAGTATTAATGCAAGGAACTACGATTTCATATTTTCCTTTAAATGTCTCAAGCCATTCAATTGCTGAATCACAAGACTCCTTGGAAATACTCATCAACTTTTGAGCAAAATTAAGAATACCTTGTTTATATCTGCTCCAATACTCTTCGGTGGAATCTGCTCCACCCCTATATTTTCTTACAAAATTAGGAGACTCAAATAAACATGCATATAAAGGAATTTTCCATTTATCCGCATATAAAAATCCCATATTGGCTAAAGGACTTTCAATCACATAATCAAATGGATTTTCTTCAGCAGTATAATATCCTTTAGTTTTATGAAAGAATTTTTCAACATACCATTCAACTCTATTTTCAACATCTAAAAATTTAAAATCATCTAGGAAGAATGCTCTTTTGTCTGACAATATAGTTACTTTGTGGCCCATTTGTGCAAGCATATATGCAAGAAAAACCAAATAATATCTACCGCCACTATAATGCCCAATGTTATTCATATATAAAGCAATATGCAGCATTCGTCTTTTTGCGGAAACTAATTTATAAATACTTGATATATCTGAACTCTGACTTAACAATTTCGGTGCTTTTACCAAATTCAAAGCCTTCTCAATATCCATAATACTAATGTCCATCAAATCACTATTTGATATAGTAATAATAACTTCATTTTCATCTTTAACTAATTTTGATTTACCACCTAATTGCACTATACATTCATCTAATCTTGATAATGATATATCGCTGGCCTTATCAACAGGAACATTTTTTCTTCTTTCAATTTGGCGTTGCGTCATATGACGCCTTCTTTTTCTCAAATCTTCTTTAGGTCGCATATCAGTCCTGTTCTAATTTCAATTTGAAAATGTCAGTCATAAATGTTAAAAATAAGGAGAGCCTTTCAGCCCTCCTTATCCCATCACCATCAATCACCATATTAACAATTAAGAACCGGAGCCAGTTGTGAGTCCAGTAAAAACAAGGATTGCATTATCATATTCAACTTCAAGAGCAACACGCTCTGAAATTGCCCAGATAACACTATCATCCTTAATAATACTATCCTCAGCAAACTTAATCTTCCTACGATCCCCAAGCAAAACATTATCAACATGAGTAGACACTCCATAACCTTCCGGAATGTAATCTGTCTGAATAATTTTCCACTTGTTATACAGAAAGCCAATTTCTCCAGTAAGGATAGTTGCTTTCGGGCCATATTTATCAACAGTTCTCAAATCATCATCCGCCAACATCTGATTAGCTGAATAAGGATTCAAGAAAGTTATCAATTTATTGGACTGACGGCCAAACCTACCAAGCTTGTAGATTCCAAGCCGGAAAACATCATTAGTGCAGTTTCCATTAACAGCCTGATTAATACCGCTTTCAATGCCAATAGTAAGGATACCATCAAAAGCAAGCCGAGCATCCTTATTAAACCAAGTACCACTATAACTATTAGTACCATTAGCTTCAACAGTAGTAGTAGGAGTGTGATCTACGTCACCAGTAAGAAATGCCCGCTCTTCCCATTCTCCCAAACCTTGACCAAAAATGTTCCTGATCATTGTCCGCATATCAAGAACACCATCTTCAAAGGTTTCCTCGGAAATCTCCAACCAAGCAAACAGCTTACGAGCAACTAGCTCAATCGAGCCAGCCGTCCAAGTTGTTTCCGTCCCAGTTGTAGCTTCCTGTGACTGATAGTAAACCTTCGTACCAGTCAGAAGTTTAGGAACAGTACGCACTCTACTTTTCATGTTAAATGAACGAAACACCTTCCTAAAATTATTATACTCTTTCACAATATCAATAAAAGTAGCAGCAAGCGGATCAGGCAGAAAAGGTTGAGCAATTGTACCACTCGACCCCCTGCCAAAAGGAGTATTACCAATAGTTGTAGCATTAGCAGTTGACTTAAACAATTGCTTCAACTGCTTCAAAGATTTAATAGTAAGAGGCATAAAATTACTCCATTATAACTATTAATTCAAAATTAATTTAGTGTGGGTGAGTACATAGTATTAATACAAATTAGTCATTATCTTTCAATTTTTCAATAACACCTTGAACAGTATTGCCAATAAAATTATCAAGCTGCTGCCGTTTAACACGCTCAGCAGTACTCAACTCTTTCCCAAGAGAATCATGGGTTTCAACTGTTTCCAGTTTTACTCCACTTTTATTTTTGCCTTTATTCTTTGCAACAGGTTCCTCAATGGTTTCATCAGTTGTATCTTCAGTTGTTTCCTCAGTAGTAGTTTCAGTAGGTTCATCATCCAATTCCGATTCATCAAGACCTTCATCTTTGGCAATCTGACGCACCAGTTTATCAATTGCATCATCCGCTCCATTACCTTTGGGCTTGGATTTATCTTTAACAATATTCTTCAAAGATTCAGTTACAACATCCTTAACAATTTTCTTAATGTCGCCAACAGTAGCTGAATCCTCATCCTTCTTTTCTTTTACAGTTCCTTCTTTCTTATCCAATTTATCAAGAATAGGCTGCATCTGCTCCTTGACAATTTCTTCAACCGTCTTAGGTGTTTCAATATGAACATTATCCTTAATAAAATTCACAATACCATCAATTTTATTAGAAATAGACTTTACAGCCTTATCAGTAGCGGCAGTAACATTTTCATCAGAATCGCCTTTAAGTGATTTCTCAATATAAGAATTGAGAGCACCAAGAACTTCATCCTTACCAAGTTTCGGCATGTTAAACCTCTTCAATTAAACTATTTAGAGAATCAGTAATATTTTGTGCAATCTCAGAAACAAGACTCTTAATCATATTTTTGCGTTCATCAAGCGTACCATTCATTTTGTGAATAACATTTACACTAGACTTCAATTTTTGAAGTGAAGGCAAAATCTCATCATCAAATTTTTCCTCAACAAATTGTAAATTTTCAACGCTACTAGCCAGTTCAATATAATCATCAGCCTTATCCAAAAGACCAATGACACTGAGATGTGTTTTCAAATGTTTCAAAATAAAATCAGAAGCATTCTCCTTGATTGCTTTCTGATATGAAGAAAATAAAGCATTCTTATGTAAATAAAGTATATTGTCCTTAACATAATGATGAGCGTACTCTTTAAAAATTTCACCTTTTGAATAATTAACCGGGAAAGCCTGATCTGGCGAAGATTCAATATCCAAATCTTTAGGCTCATCTTTCAATATATTGGAATTATGTTTAAAAGTAGAATCTGAATCTGTTACAATTCTTTCACGAGTATTCTTACTTTTATTCTCTTTAATGGATTTCAAAATCCCTTCCATAAATGTATCTTTATTAGCAGGTTGATCTGTTATAAGAATATGAGACAAAACGCCATCATCTAAAACATAAGTTAATTTTCCCTTTTTATCAGTTTCCACAAAAGTCTTAATTACTTTCCCATAAATAGAAAAACCAAAAATAATTCCATCATCCATCTTTTGAACTAACTTCTCAACATTTACATTATTTTCAGGTTTCTGTAATTTACCTTCAATGTCAAGTTTTTCTTTACTACCACCTTTATTAGTGATAACTCCAACAATATCATCAAGCGCTCTTGAGAAATGACCATTAACCCTTAAAGGTAAATTGATAACCTGTTTCTTCATACTTTTAATAAAATTTTCAGATACCCTCTCTTCATCCCAATCAATTGATGTAGTAGATGCAGTACCCGAAACATAAAATCTTTTACCATCATCTGTATCCTTGCTCAAAAGAAATTTGTCCTTACCGGACGCATCCTTCTGAACAATATTCAATGGCACAAAAGTCTCAAAATTCAAATCAACCTGTTCACTCATAATCCCTCCATCCATTCCACATTTATTCAATAAGTTTTTAACTCTTTCTTGAGCTATTCTATTCTTATAATGCCATACACCATTCTTTAAACAACAATTCTTTTTAACATATTTCCAAGTAATATCCTTATCAAAATTATTATTAATATAACTTAAAATAAATGCTCTCCCTATACTCAATGCAAACTTTTTATTATCATCAAAAATCCATTTATAAAAACCATTTTCACTTTTTCTATAATAACCGGCATCAGGTAATACATCATCTATTATAGCCCCAACAATATTTTCCTCCGAGTAACCAATACTATAATAATATAACACTGATTTAATCATCAATAAAGAAACATTTAAATCATCTTGTTGCCACATAGAATTAAGAAATGTGTACAACTTTCTTTTTCTACTTTTTTCAGCATCCTTATCAAATTGCATTGCTAAATAATAACAATTAGCAATATCTCTAAAATTAACAACAGAGAATTTTTTAAATTTATTATCAGTAAACTTCAAATCATATAATGAAAAAATAACCCCATTCCCAACAGTTTTGAAATGGTACTTGCCGCAATTGACTCCATCCATGCTAGGATAGATTACCTGCTCTTCAATACGTTGCTCCAACTTAAACCTTGTCCTTGAATAGATCCCATTAATGAATCAATTGAATATCCTGAAAAATCAACAAATGTAGTTTTCTTCTCTCTCTCTTTAATCAATTTTGCAACAACATCTTTTACAATAGTAGGATCTACTTTTTCCAAACCAGTTGGAACTTCATAATTTTCAACCATAACATTCGTACTATCTTTTTTCTTGACTTTCTTTTTCTTATCATCTACTCCATCAACATTGTTGTCTATACCATCATTCATAGCATTCTTTCTATTAGCCTCTATTCTTGACATCTGATATTCTCTCAAAATACTCAAAGGCGAAAAATTAAGAGGAACGAATGGTTCATTGCCCCAATCAACAGGCGGCATTTGTAACTTATCCCTAACCTGATTAATTGTAATAACTCCAGACCTCAAGAATATCTCCCAAATTTTAGCTTGTTTATCTTCATCATCTATATCCAAATTAGAAGATGTCAAATATATATTATCAAAATTCAGATTAGCATCTCCCCAAACAAGAACCGAATTCATCATATTACAAAATAACTTCACCAAAGGTATAATTGTATTTTTCTTATACTGTTCGGATTGTACCTCTGAATTCAATTTCCCCGTAGTATCAGTCAATATACCTAACACCATAGGCTGCATGCCATATACTGCCATTATCCTTGACAAAAGAAGTAACTGCCAATCACTAAATTCCATATCCTTATTGGATACAGTCAACTCCTGTATTTTCACTTCACCTTTTTGTGTACCCATAAATAATGGCGAATGAGGTTTTCCTTTATGCTCACTCTGATACCATTTCTTAGCTCTTTCTAATGCCTGCTTGCCCGGCCCAAATCCAAGATTATTAAACAAGAATGCAATATTAGGTCTAGCATTATTCTCAAAAAATTTCAAATTATAATTCATGGCTTCTATATCGCCTAGAATAGACTCTGCAACTGACTCGATAGGAGAAAAGCCATTTGCATATCCTGCTCTCACATTCTTTATGAAATTTATAAATTCATATTTATCCCAATACGATAAAATTTCATTATTCCTAATCTGTAAAAATGTCTTTTTCTCATTCAATACGCCATTCCTCTTAGCATTCACATATAACTCAGCCCCAGTTACTGATGCCCTCAATTCATATGCAATCTTTTTTTTGTTAATATAATTTCTTCCCTTACCTATTTGAATGCCACCTTCATCATAAATTAATACATCCTTTATAACTTTCTTTTTAATTGAACTAAAACTCTCAAAATCACTATTTGGTATATAAAGCATATTAGACGCAGTTTCCATATTTCGTTTCACATCATCTGGGTAATCAGTTGATTTAGTATCTCTTTTGGTCGCAAGTGGTATAAAAAATGATTCAGTCTGAGCAAATCTCTCACTTGATAAATCAACAATAGCTCTTATCCATGCATTTACTCTATATGCATCTGTCATAAATGATCTATCAACTCTATATTCTGATTGTGACTCAACTATAGAGTTACTCAAATCGCTACTACCCATAAAATCACTTATCCTTAATCTACCACGCACACTCCTATCTTTACTTACGGTATTACCAGATAACATCTTAGATGTAGCGAACATAATAAATTATCCTTCCTCATCAGATTCTGTTGATATTTCCTTACCTTTATGGATAATCCCTTGGAATGGAATATGATTTTGGGCTATCAAGCAAATTATCGCAACAGATATTGAACAAACCATTTTAAATACCAATATCCATATATTATCCTCATCATTAGAAGCAATTGCAATATATATAATATACACTATGCTCACGATGGTAAAAAGGATTAAAGAGTCCACGAAAATTGTGTAACATAAATTTTCAAATGTTTGTATTATAGAAACGTAAGTTTCAGGATTAACTAAAGCACTGATAAATCTCCAGATAGCTGTGAAAAATTTTGATTGCTTATCTTTTTTCTTTTCCCTATCAAGATTTTTCTTTTCCCTATCAAGTTTTTTAGCTAATTCATTCTTTCTGCATTCTTTGTCTATTTTATTCTTAGCAATCATATCAATAATATTTTCTTCCTCAATAATCTTACCAGGAATACCATCATCTGTTTCAGAATCTAAAACATCATTCAACCCATCAACCAATACATCTTCTGACATGTTTTCCCCTTATCCAAAAAATACATTTCCACCATCTGAAATTTCATTAGACAAATTAAATGTTACTCCGGCTGTGCAATCTACCACATCTTTACTCCCTTTTTCATTACCTTCTTCTTCAAATCTATCTGTTGATAATTCAGGATGATCAATCTTATTATTGACTTCAATCAATTCTTTAGTTTCTCTTTTCCAAACAAAATGATCATATATTTTAAATAATCCCATATGTACAAAATCTTTTTGAGTATGATGCGGGGCTGGAGTTTTATCCACTGACAATAATTCCGCCTCAATTCCTTTTCGATTAAATTCTTGTATAGTTTCAACGCTCTGCCATCCATCTATAGTAACTTTAAATAATTCAAATCCCCTCTTTTCTTGTAATCCAATAGCAAAATCTCGGATGTCTTTCAAATTTACCTCTTTATCTTGTCTCTTGCAAATTATTTGGACTACTAAATCCATCACAATCCCCATTCTTAGTTGTCCTTGCAATCCTGACAAATCCTGATTAAAATTCTGCCTGTAATATCCTATGATAAAATCATCCAAATATAATCTCATTTCTTGAGTGTGTCCTAAAGCAATTGCAGCGGCATCATGTCCTTTCCATACTTGACCTTTTGCCAAGTCAAGATGCATAGTGTAGAAAAAATCATTAGAACCTTTAAACCAATCTTCCAACAAATTATCAATTCCTGCGTAAATATTGTTTACGATTATTTTTTCACCTTTAAATGGATTAATTGTATATTTTTTTTCTACATCAATTGCTTTATTAATAAAATAAATATTGCTATATAAACTATCAGTCTCTACCTTTGGATCTTTACACTCATACATCATAGCAGCTTTTTCAGGATCTCTAGCATATTGAGAAGCAAACTGCGATCTCAATCTTGACTCTGGAGTATCAGTTCTTACATCATAAACAGAATATACTCTGACAAATTTCTTCTTATCTTTTTTGTTTTTCTTAACCAATATTGACATAGGACAATTCTTGCCATACTTATATGACATAACCACTAATTTTCCATATCCATTTGTAGAAGTAGAACGTGCAGTTGCGGATAGTGAATCATACTGACCAACCATTCGCTCATCTGTACCAAAAACTTTTTCCAATCTCATAGCTCCTAATTCATCCATAAATGCTAAAAGAATGTTCAAACCTTCCGCAGTAAATCTTTCAGATGTTAGAGAATGACAAGTTATTCCCCTTCCAAATTCAATATTCTTTATCTTTATGTCGCCATCTTTGTCCCTTAAATCGCTATACCGGAATGTAGATCTACCTACATCCCACCAAAAATTCTTAGATGCAAACCAATTCTTATTTGTATTTGGGTCTTTTGTTAATTTCATAAAACTAGACAAATATTTAAAAAATACATTTTTCGCTTGTTCAGAAGTAGATGCTACATTTACAATATCTATACTACTTCCGACCCCCATCCCTATAAATTCTTGAGGAAAAAATAAACAACATAATTTGTAACATTGATACAATGCAGACTTTGCCAATGTAGAATCTTTACCAGATCTTTTCCCCCACATAGCATTTACTTCTTCATACTTCATATCTGTAAATTCAAATGGACTCTTGCCGCAAATAATATCTACAGTTTCTTGTTGTAAAGGAGTAAATGCTTCGCCTAACATTTTTTTAGAAAAATAGGAAGATGTTACAGGTTCGTGTCTCCATATATCGTTATACGGTCTAAAGCCAACAGGATACAGTTCATTTACTTCTTCTTTTGGTTCATCTTTATTTTTTTCCTCATCAGTCTTACATAAGTCCTCTAATCCATCCATAAACTCATTTACAAAAAAAGTACCCATATTATCTATGCCGGCATCTTTAGCATCTTTGATGCCTTTTATGGGCCGAAAGTTCCCAACTTGATCTTTTTTGTAAATAGCCATTAAAAAATCTCAGGTGGACTAAAAAAATATGGAACCCCTTTTAAATCATATCTGCCATACTGCATTCCTGCGCACAATAATTCTCCATTAATGAATCTAGGCTTTATAATTTTGTAGCACAAAATCTCATTTTTTAATCTTACTTTAAGCGTTAATGAATCTTGAAACTTAATGTGAGTCTTTTCCCCATCATTTCTCAAATATTCAAATTTATTATCTACTGCATTTAATGCTGCATGTATCTTTTCAGATGTCATATCCCAATTGACATATCCATCATAAATTTCTTGTGATAAAACATCTTTAATGAATTTCATATAATCCTGCCTTCAATTTCTTTTGATAATTTTCAAATGAATCCAAATATACAATTTTCTCCGGTTCAATATGATCTATGCAATTTACGCAATATGATTTAAAAATTGATTCATTCTTAAATAAAACCATTAAAGGCTTTTTAATTATCAAAATATTCTTTTGAGGATTTAAACATAAAATACATTTGCAATCCTCACAAACCAATGTAAACGAATCTTTTGCAGTTGCAACAATTTCAGTTTCAATTTCTTTTTTCTTTTCAAGTACGACATCTAATTTATTTGTTTTTGGAATCATAAACAGGCTCTACTTGTTTGACATATCGCAATAGTTATACCCCGATAGGATTAGATCTTAGATCTTTTAAAGATCTTAGATCTTTAAGAAAGAGTATAATTCTTTTCTTTGCTTCTTTCTTTTCTTGTAAAACGGCATTTGAAGTATATTTTCAAAAAATGTTATATTCATAATTCAATGTCTTCTGTATAAAAACAAAATAACTCATAAAACCTTTCTTTTTAACTTCCCTTAATATAATATAATTCCATCCGCTAAAAAAGACTTTAGTTGATAGTTTCTTTTATTTGTTCTATTTTACTCTAGTATTCACTAAAAAAATTTATTATATTTAGTCTATGAGATTTAGAAATATTAAATACGATAATGTTACTATCCTATTTGATTTTAACAATCAAGTATGGAGATCATTTCACGCTACAGAGAAACAACATCTAATTAATACAGATGGCATTAATGTTGGTTGCATTATTGGTTTATTTAAAATATTACAGTATTCCATGAATCATTCTAACAGTAATAAATTAAAATTAGTTATTTGTGAAGATAGAGTACCAAGAAGAAAAAGAGAATTGGTATTAAATAATAAAGATGCATTTGTCGAATATCCTAGTGACACCAATTACAAATATAAAGGAAAACGACCAAAAAAAAATTATCTATACAACCCTATAGAAATTTGTAGACAATTTATAGATTGTATTCCGCACACTAAAATTTGGGCTGAAAATGAAGAAGCTGATGATGTTATAGCGGCATATGTTAAAAGTAATTATGGTGAAAAAGTATACATATATTCAACTGATAGAGATTTATGGCAATTATTAGGTAAAAATAAAAACATTAAAATATTCCTAGATGATGGTTCAGAGCCTAATGAAGAAAAGTTGGAGAAAAGATTTTGTGAGGGAACTACATTTGACAAAGTAATATTACATAAAGTTATTAAAGGAGATTCTGGAGATAATGTAAAATCAGTTCTAAGATTTCCATTCAAAAAACATATAGAAAGTTATCAAAGATGCAATGGCACTATAGAACATTATATTAAATGTGTATCAGAAGATTATGGAGATGATAGTGAGGTATTCAAAAGGTTAATAAATAATGCTTTACTTATAAGACTTAATTATTGGCTAGTTAAATTAAAGGATGATATCAAATATGATGAACAAATTATTACAAACTATAATTACAATACTTGGCTAAAGTTGTGTAATGTATTTCAAATTCCATCCATGATAAATTTTTTGCACAAGTGTATTTTTTACTAGGATACCAACTATTTTTATATTATATTTAATATCTAGGAGGGACTAATGTCAAAGAAAAGAAAAAAAAGAGTTGTGTTTTGGGAGAATGAGAAGGTAGTTCAGTACTTTAATGCACTTTGCGATAGAGCTACTAAACCATCTGTACATTGGCCCAAGTTTAGAGAATTAGACAAAAAGGGGATATTCTCTAAATATAAATCTGCACACTTGTCTCTAGTAAGACGGCAATTTCTATTGGGGAAGAATGGATTGTGTACGGAATGTGGACTTCGTGAGCCAAAGATTGGGCATAAAATTTGTGGCGACTGCATATCTAGGAGAAGAAAGTATTATACGAACAAAAAAAAATCATTACAAAAAGAAAAATAATAATGTTCATTCAGTTTAATTGTTTAAGAACTGGATTGGGTAATGGCGGCGGTAGCAATACTATTTTACGGTGTCAACAGACATTAAAAGAATTGGGACATAGATGTGAGATTGTTGCTACTTTAGATAGATTTACTTGGTTCAAACATGATACTCCAAAACAGCATTTATCCGCTGATGCTGATTGGATAATTGCAACTGGAGTTCATTCTTTTGATAGTACATTACATTCAAGAACTAATCATAAAGCATGGTATATTCGCGGCCATGAAACTTGGATAAAAGGATTTGATGAAAATGTATTAGTAAAAATGTATAAAAATTCTCATGTCCATATGGTATCAAATTCTACTTGGATGAAAAAATTTATTGAAAATCAAGGTGGAACTTGTAATGTAATATTTCAAGGAATAGATTGCAAAAGTTGGATTAATAATACCATAAAAAGAGATGCACAAGATAAAGTTACTATAGGTTGTCTATATGGGGCTAAAGCAAGTAAACATTGGGATCATTTTTTAACATTAAAATCACTATTGGGTGATAAATATAATTATATGGCATATGGATTGAAGGCCCCAAAAGAATATAAAGGAATCAATTTTTTTACTCAACCCGGTCATAATCTTTTGAATAATATATATTTGTCATGTCATATATGGTTCGCTCCAACATCTCAAGAAGGATTACATAATGTTCCTATGGAAGCAGCTTTATGCGGCTGTAGGATAGTATGTTCAGATGATGAAAGAAATGGAATGGGAGATTATGCAAGTGAACATACGGCCTATATATATTCAGATAGCAGAGTAGCTGATGCTGCAGATATTATAAAGGATGTGAACTTTCAAGATAACAAAGTAGAAAATATGAAAAATAGAATAATCAATCATATAGGCGATAGAAAACATAATATGAAAAAGATGATAAACTTACTACATGAATCATCCCATTAATATAGATATTACAATGACGGCAACGTTGAGACCCAAAGTTCTCAGAAAGACATTGAGAAGTTTTGAAAAATATGCATTTGGAGATACATCTAAATATAAATGTAGATTGGTAATAAATATAGATCCAATTGGAGAGTTATTGGTTTCGCAATATAAGATAAAGAACATTGCCAAAAATCATTTTCCTAATGTATTATGTAATATTTCAGATACACCGTCATTTCCAAAGGCGTTAATATGGTGCTGGAGTCACATAAAATCTAATTATGTATTTCATCTTGAAGATGATTGGAGATTAAATAGATTCGTTCCAATTGATGCATTAATATATGCTTTAGAATCAAATAAAAAATTGGCATCAATTAGACTTAGTAAATCACATATTACAAAAGATATTGATAGGAAATTGACATTTAATCCTTCTATGTTTAAAAAGACTTTTCTTGTTAAATTTGCAAGATTATTAGATTCAAACAAAAATCCTGAAAAACAAGTTAATTCTAATTTTCCTAAATTGTATAATTTTTGTAACCAATGGGAATATGAAGTATTCGGAAAAGTTGGCGATAGAAGATTAGTTACAGATATTGGTAGAAAATGGATGCAAAGACAGAAGTTTATAAAATTAAATGAAAATAATGGACAAAATTCATCTTCCTTTACTACGTGGGAGAAAAAATGTTAATCATATTATATGGAAAATATAGCCCAAAAGAATATAGCTCAAAACATCAAATGTTAATAGATGAGAAAAGCGTTTGTGGTTATAGAGATTATGCTGAACAATTTGGGCACATTATATATATGACTCCGCAAAAAGTTAGAAAACCATGGGAACATTGCTTCTCTGAAAAAGGTATTTTGGATTTTATTAGTAAATATCCTGATGCTATAGTATGGTCAGTTAAACATGATCCTGCCAAAGATGAAATTCTCAAGAAGATTAAAAACAAAAAAGTGTATTATTCATGTTGTGCTAAAAATCCATATAATTCATATTGTAATATCAGTCTAGTAGATACAAAAGAAAGAATACAACAAAATGCAGTATTATATGTAAAAGGAAAAGACCCTAAATTTTGGGCATCATCTTATGACACAAGAAAAGAATTTGATTATTTATTAATAGGTAAAAGATGTGATAAAAATGAGGTTTACTTTTTACATGAATTAGATAAAGTTGGAAAAACTAGAAAAGTATTATGGATAGGTGGCGAACAACATAAGTCTAAAATAAATGTTAATAATGTAGAAGTAGAATATACTCCATTTCTAAATAAAGAATCTGTAAGAGATAATATATTAAGAGCAAGAATTGGCATTTTGTTTACTGAGTTGGAGGTAGAGGGATTCCCTCAATCATATTTGGAAATGACTATGTGTGGATTGCCGGTAGTGTATAATCTAAAAGCACCGTACAATAAATACTATTTTTTGGATCCAAGTTGTTCAGTTCGTACTGATAAAAAACATCTTATTGAAGCTGCGGAATTTTTAAAAAGAAAATATGATAAATCCATGATATATTACACAAGATTGTCAGCTGCTAAAAATTATAGTCTTGATGTATCATATGAAAGGATTAAACAATGCATAAAGTAATAACGATGTGTGATAATGGATATTTCCAATATGGAAAATTATTCATACAAACCCGTAAAAAAATAGATGCAGACTTTATTCTATATGGGCCTAATTTAGATTCAGGCCAAATACATATATTGACAAAAAATAATATAGAATATAAGAAAATGGATAAACGTGATTTCAATCTTAAAATGCAATATATGAAATTTAAGTTATTATTTGATAATATAACTGGTGCCACGGAAGATAATATAACATTTGTAGATTTTGATACATTATTCTTAAACGATTGGAATAATTATATATCTGGAAAGCAATTTGATTTAGGAATAACATATAACAATTTATTCATAAAACAAAAGGTGTATAGGTCATTTGCTAATGGTGGTGTAATATTTGTTAAAGATACTTTTGGATCAGTGAATATGTGCGCTTATGCCAGACATACAATGAATATTGGGAATAGTAAATTTTTGCCAGAATATGATTCTATTTATAAAACCCTTGAAGATCATAATAGACCTGAACATAAAAGATACTCAAGAACTTATTTAAGATGGTGGTGTGATCAGGTTTTTCTATCTGCCATAATATTACAATATTTGAATACGCACTCTAAATTGATTATGGATGATTGTGCGTATAAATTTCACAAACATAATATACAGTTTTTTGATTGTAGCAAATTTAATAATCTTAATGTTACTTCTGAAAATATCACAATTAGAATAATGAAACATAATCCGTATATTTGTCATCTAAAAAATATAGGAAGGTCTGGTAGTTATGAAAAAATCATTAAAAGATTATTATAGTAAATGGAACAATTATGTCATTAATAAAATACGTTTTATCAATTCAACTAAAAGTAATATGCACAGAGATTATTTTGTGCAATATGTTAAAAAACACAAAGATATAAAATCAATTGTTGAAGTTGGAGCAGGAGAATTAATTGAAGCACAAAAGATATTAAAGAATAATCCTGATATATTTTATATGGTTGCAGATATTTCAGATACATTTTTAAAGTATGCCAATGAATTGAAAATTAGTGCTATACAATGCGATATGATTAAATTAGCTAAATACATACGATCTAATTTTTTTGATTTGTTATATGTATCAAGCGTATTAGAACATTCTCCGAATATAACACAAACTATTGACGCTATGAGCAAAATTAGTAAACAATATTATATAAGTATGTTTAAATGGAGAGTCAAAGGTGGTTCTTTAACTTCTCATTTTAATGATAAAAGAAATTATTATACATCTATATTTAGTATCCAAAATATAATGAATTTATTGCAGTTGCATAGTAAAGTTAAATATGCTTTTATGTTAAAAGGCGATGGCAATACCATACCATATGGGGATTATATCCAAATGTATAAAGATAACAATGAAACACAAAGAGATGGCAGTAGAATGATATTCATAGGTAAATGGGATTGAAAGGAGATGTAATGACTGAGTTATGTAAACTTGCAAATAAGTATCATACTGACAAGTATTGCAAACATCATTATACCCAAGTATATGATACATATTTTAATTCATTAAGATATGCCAAAATGAAGGTACTAGAGATTGGGGTAGCAGATTGCGCATCAATAAATATGTGGTTAGATTACTTCCCTAATTCCTATATTTTTGGGATGGATTTAATCATACCTGATGATTTATCTAAAAATTCAAAATTTGTTTTTATAAGAGGTAATCAATATAATCCTCGTGATTTGGATAATATAATTAAAAGTGGCAAAAAATTTGACATTATAATTGATGATGGTTCTCATGTTTCAGAACATCAGCAATACAGTTTAAGTTATCTTTGGAAATACTTGAAACCTGGTGGTTTTTATGTTATAGAAGATTTGAATTGCAAAAGAACTACGCATATAGAAACTACTGAAATAGTATTTAAGGAATACATTAAAACAAAATCATTTAGAAGTAGAATAATTGCATCTGATGAATCAAAAAAAATATCTGATGAAATCTATATGTGTAAATTCCATTGTAACAATAAAATCATCTTTATTAGAAAGAGGGTGAAATGATACCATTTGATTTCACTACTACTGCTACAAACAGAATTGATATTGTAGAACACTGTTATGCTTCATTCCATAAAAATTTGGAATGGGTTGATTGGAACAATTCTACACTATTAATCAATATCGATCCAGTTCCGCTTGGTATTAATGCAAGCAATTTTATGGATATGTGCTCAAAATATTTTGGCCAAGTAATTATTAACATACCTGATAAACCTAATTATACACAAGCATATAAGTGGGTTTATAGGAAAGCGAATTCAAAATTGATATTTAATTTAGAAGATGATTTTATACTTACAAGAAAAGTTGATGTCAGGGCATTAGTAGAATATTTCAATCAAAATAAAGAATTGTATTCAGTATCATTAAGAGTATATCCTTGGCATTACCAAAGCATTCCTACTTCTCCGCAGATTCTACATAAAAGATTTTATAAAATAGTTGGAGAAGGTTTGGATCCGAAAATCAATCCAGAGGTACAATTGAGAGGATCTAAATGGGGATTAAAGATGCCGACATTTAGAGAAGGATATGGACCTAAAATTTCAGAGAAAGGTAAACTTGTAGTCTATCCAGAACAAGGGGGAGATCATAATTGCATTGTTAAAGATATTGGCAGAGAATGGTCTAAATCACGCGGTCTTTTGAGAACCAAAGAAAAGAAAGATTTTGTTACATGGGAAAGGAAAGATAATGGCTGACATTGACATTATAACATATGTTCATAAGACAGAAGACTATGCTAATTTGATGAGAAGATCTTGTGAGATATTTGCTAGTAAAGAAAATACATTTCATTGGAAATGCATAAAATCAAATATTGATCAAAAGCCTATTAAAGACTGGGAAACTATTAATGTATCTAATAGCGAGGAATACGGCCTAAGAGGATCTACATGCCATGCAATAGCCTTAAACAAAGCCTTAACATACGCTAAGAGCGATTATATAATAGTAGCGGATGCAGATATTGCTATTTTATATCCTGAATGGGATAAACAAGTCATACACATACTTCATGATATAGGAATACAATTTTATGGATTTGAACCACCTTGTGAATCAAGGAGAGGAAATCAAAGTTTTCCTTGTGTATTTTTTATGGCATTTAAAAGAAAAATACTTGATGATCTTCAATTAGACTTTAAACCTGATGTAGATGAAAATGAGAAATGCAAAAGGTATCAGATTGATACCCCTGAGAAATCACATATATTTAATAAACATATAGGCGATAGTGTAAAATGCGATACTGGATGGAAAATACCTATAATTGCCAAGAAATATAGTTCTGCCGTTATTCCATATATGGGCCAAAGGATTACAAGTAATATTAGTTATACTAGAATATTGCCATATAAAAATAAAGAACAAGAAAGAATATGTATGCAAAATCCAACTCATATGGCAGAATGGCATTTAAAGAATAAATTGTTTGGGACTCATAAACAAGCTGCAAGAGTTCATCCTTTAAATAAAGGTACTGGTAAAATTTGGAAAGATAGAATTGATGTATATACTCAAAAAGAATTTGGAGTGATTTTATGAGAACTTTTAAAATCAAATCAAAGTTATATGATAAATCGTTTGATGTTCCTGACGAAGTAGAATTTGATAAAGATGCTCACGCATTAGTAATATACATGATAGCAAAAGGATTATCTGATGCTAAAATGTTAAAAAATTATTTAGAGATAGGTATATCAAGAGGGGCTACATTTAATCTTGTTGCGCCATTAGTTTCCAAAACTGCTTATGCAGTTGATAAAGATCCTCATTGTTATAGATTCATAGAGGCAAATGAAAATTTATCATGGCATAGATTAACTAGCACTAATTTCTTTAAATTAAATCCAGGTGTAAATTTTGATTTAATATTTATTGATGCAGAACACACTCATAGTAAAAGTCTAAGAGATTTTATAGTATCTGCAGATAGACTTAATGACAATGGCCTAATATTGATGCATGATACATATCCTCAATCAGAAAAATATATTAGCTTAAAACATTCTGGAAATGTATTCAAAGCTATTATATATTTGAAAAAGAATTTTTATCATAAATATGAAATTGTTACACTTCCATTCTATAGTGGCATAACTATTATACGCAAAGCTCATAAACATATAATGTGGAAAAATACATAATAGTATTTGCATAGAAAATATATTATATTTATATATCTGAAAGGAACAATATATGAAAAAAATATTTTTAGATTTAGGGGCATGGAAAGGAACTGCAACCCAATTTTTTATTCGCGCCCATCCACAAGCAAAGGAATTTGAATATTATTTGTTTGAACCTCATCCTAATCTGATTGAACATTTTTTATTCAAACTGCCACAACTTAATGATTATAAAATATGGATACTCCCTAACGCAGTTTGGTCAAGGAATACTGAATTAGACTTTTATGTAGGAAAATCAAAATACGCTAGAGGGAATACTTTATTGGATTCAAAAACCAGTGGTAATTTGAATAAGGAACATCCAATTAAAATAAAAGCGTTGGATATTAGTCAATTTATAAAAAATAATTTCAAACCTGATGATTACATAATTTGTAAATCAAATATAGAAGGTGCAGAATATGAAATATTGCCCAACATGATAGCTAATGGTTCATTATCCTATATTAACAAATTATATATTGCATGGCACTGGAATAAGATCGATTATAAAGAAAGTCTACATAATTCTATTGTAGAGCATGTTAAGAAATATACTACTGTATTTGATTGGATTCTTGATGAAGATGAAAATTCAAATTTAATTTCTAAAAAGAATCAGGAATGGTTCCTTAAAACATTAGAAGGAGATATTTAATGAGAAAAGTTGTTTATTCCGCTATCATGAGTTCTAATTATAAACTTAATGAGCCTATTGTTAAAAATAATGATTGGGATTTAGTTTGTTTTACTAACAATAAAAATATAACAAGTAAATATTGGACTATTGTGCAAGTGAGAAAACCACCTAATTTTACTAATGTAAAATTTGCTAGAAGATATAAATGTTTGTGTGATTATTATTTAGGACACCAATATGACTTGTCTCTATGGCTAGATGCTAAATTTACTATAAAGCAAAATTTAGATACTTTTGTAGGAAATAGCCTTAAAGATTATGATATGGTAATAATGGATCATAACAAACGACACAATATAGCGGATGAATCAGAAACTCTTATAGAAAAGAATTTTGCAAATAATCCTACTGTAATTAAAGAAATTAAAGAACAAATGATAAGATATGCAGTAGCTGGTTACCCAAGTAAAAGAAATGTACTACTTTCTACTGGAATATTGATAAGGAAACATAATGTACCGCAATTGAAAAAAGTAATGGAAGAATGGTGGAAAGAGATATTGAAAGGTTCCCAAAGAGATATGTTAAGTTTGCCCTATGTATTTTGGAAACTTAAACAAAAAAATATAACTCCATCGGTACGTGTTATAAATTTCAAAAAAACCTATGAATCATTCATGAATAGAAAGTAGCTATGAAATTTTCAGATCTCATTAAAAAAGTAGAGTTAATAACGCCATCTTCTAAGATGGTTAATGTTGAGGATATTTGTGCACAATATAATCCTGATCGTTTTAAATATTGGAAAAGATGTCAACTTAGTAATGATAAAGACAAAAATATATTAGATATGAATTATTCGCCTCATGTAACTTTGTTAAAAAATAAAATCAATTTTAGCAAAATAGAAAAAACTTTATATTATCAATTACAAAAATTGTATGGCAGGAAATATGAATGGATACTTGATAAAATAAATCAATTTATAATGTTACATAATTCAATAGTATTCCATTATGATGAAAAGTTTCCAATTCAAGTATTAACTCAACCTATTGTTTCCAATAAATATACTGGAGATAGATTTGAAATATATGAAGGTCATCATAGATTGGCTTGTGTACTTGCCAATGGATATAAACAAATATTGGCTCAAGTTTATGATTGGAGATTAGGATGAATGTATTAGTAACAACAGATCCATTTGGGAAAATTGATAAAACTCCTATTGATCTATTGCAAAATTGTAAGCAAATAAAACAATTATCATTTAATGCTATTGGCGAAAAAATGAGTAAAGATGATTTGCACAGGATGTTATTTGAAAATAAACCTGATGTTATCATAGCTGGAACTGAAAATTATTCAGTTGCCGAATTAGATTTGGTTTCAAATTTAAAGATGATATCAAGAGTTGGGATTGGTGTCGATTCCATTAATTTAAAAGAATGTGAAAAAAGAGGTATAATTGTTACCAATACTCCAAATGCTCCTTCTAATGCAGTTGCTGAAATGACTATACTTCAAATATTGAATATGTTGAGAAAAGTTCAAAATGTATCTGAACAAATGATGCACTTAAATAAATGGAATAGATATATTGGCAGAGAACTTAAAAATTGTAAGGTTGGTATTATTGGATATGGCAGAATAGGATCTATTGTTTGTAGAATATTACAATCATTTGGGTGTGATATTTTAATCAATGATATTGATTCAAACAAAATTAATCAAATACCGAGAGATTTAGAGAATGTATGGAAATATTCAAAAGCAACAGCTATTGATAATATAAGAACATTATATAATAGTTGTGACATTATTACAATACATATACCATTAAAAGATGATGTAATTGACAATCATAATTTCATAACTGTTAAAGAATTAGATTTGATGAAGCCTAATGTAAGATTACTTAATTTGTCAAGGGGCGGTATAATTAATGAAGAAGGCTTATACAATTGGATGATATCTCATCCTAAAGCAACTGTAGCATTAGATACTTATGTTTCTGAACCATATTATGGCAGGCTGAATAATTTAAGAAATGTATACTTGACTCCACACTTGGCAAGCTGTACCGTTCAAAGTAGAATTGATATGGAAACTGGAGCGACAAATGAATTCTTAAATTACATAAATAAAAAACCATTTCAAAATAGGGTGGCCTGAATGATTAAATTTGGTGCATTTTTGAAAACTGATTATTGCAGAAAATTGAAAACTAATAATTCATGCATTATTATATGTACCGGAACAACTATAAAAACATATTCTGATAAAATACAAAATTTCATTAATAAAAATAATTTAATTGTATTTGCTGTGAATCAATATCCAGATTTTTTCTCAATAGATCCTAGTTTACATTTATTTACAAATAATCATAGATGGCAAGAAATTAGTTGCTCAGTAAGAAAAATGTCGAAATTGATGCTTGGATGTCATATCAAAAAACTTCCTGCGGATAATGATTATATAAAAATAAAGTATACAGATAGAGTTGTTAATGAAAAAATGTCTTATAACAATAGCGTTATATTTGGATACTATAGATCAGTGGGGACACTAGCTATTATGATAGCGCACATGATAGGATTCAAGAATATTTATGTAGTTGGTATGGATGGCCATAGTCTAACTGAGAAGTATATACATTATTATAAAGACCCAGAGGATAGCTTTTACAAAAATGTAAATATAGAACATAGAAAGTTGTTCAATCCTGCTATGGGAATTGTGCTTGATAATCTTAAAGATTTTGGTATAAAATTTTCCATTATTACTCCAACTCTTTTTTCAAAACATTACAAAGAGAAATTTTTATGATTATATTTTTACATATCCCTAAAACTTCTGGTACAACTATCATGAGAAGAATTGTACCCAATAATGTAATTTGTGGTCATTATCCTTATGGTATACACAAATATGTTAAGATGTTCGGAATTACATCTGAAAAGTTTCAATATTTTACGTTTTTAAGAAATCCAATAAGAAGATGGAATTCACATTACAATTATATATTATCTGCCAATAATGTTAAATATAAAAATTCTCCTTTATCAAAAACAATTAAATCTCACAATTCCAATATGCTAATGGATAAAGGATGGCTGTGCAATAATATGACCAAGCAATTAAGTGGGTTGGGTGATTTTAATGATAGATTTTATACAAATGAGACATTATTATCATTAAATATATATAATCCATTTAGTTGTTTTATACATGATAATATTGATATGGCAAAAGCATTTAAAATTGCAAAGGAAAATATTAAAAAATTCAGCTTTGTAGGATTTGTTGAAAATACACCAAATGATTATTATAGATTATGTGAACAATTTGGATGGAGTGCACCCAAAATAATACCACATTTAAGAGAAACAAAATATTCTTGCATAATAAACCCTAAGTTAATTACTGAGATGAATAGATATGATTTTGAGTTATATAATTGGGCAAAGGATTTATTTTGGAAAAAATAATTGGACTCGGCACTGCATCATTCGGTATTAAAAGATATGGGCCTATATCTCATAAAGATGCAGAAGAGGTATTAGAGACCTATATGTATAACGATGGACATTTAATTGATACGGCAAGAACATATGGTGATAGCGAAAGTATAATTGGGAATTTTCTTCACAATAAAAGAGAACCATTAGTTCTGTGTACTAAAACCGAAGGTGTCAAAGTAATTAAAGATTGCGAAACATCTTTAAAGAAATTACAAACCGACTATATTGATATATATTATTTGCATTCAGTAGACTTTATAACAAAACGCATGATTGATGATATGCATAAATTAAAGAATAATGGCAAAATAATTAATATAGGCTTATCAGTTAAGAATTCCATAATACCATTTCTACCATATGTTAATGGATTTGATGTAATACAAATTCCATTCAATATGAACTATGTTGCAAATGAAATTCTATTTGGTAGATTTAATGGTAAAATAATTGCCAGAAGTATATTTGATCGCGGAGTATTAAAAAATAAAATAAAAGAAGCTATGAAATTTGTTTGTTCATTTCCGAATATAAATTCAATATTAATTGGCCCAAAAAATAAGGAACAAGTGTGCGAATTGATGAATCTCAATTGCTAGATGTAAAAAAAACTGATACTCTTATTATATATGGCTGTGGATATAGTTTATGGGACATCACAGAACAAGAATGGCAAAAATTATCACAATATGATTCTATGGGATTTAATTGGTTTATATGGCAAGATTGGATATCGCCTACGTATGAATTAGCAGGTGGGATAAGATGGGATAAATTTTCAGAAAAACTTGGCAAAACAAAAGAGGAAGCACATAATAGTTATAGGGATAGGGTAAAGGATAATCCGCATCTTTATGCAAATACTGTATTCCTTGTAACTAATGAACAATCTAAATTACTTAAAGGTGGCCCATCAAAACAATTCATAATAGAAAGAATTAATTTTTGGGAACTAGAAGATCTCAAATTTACCTATTTTGTATATGAAACCAGCCAGACTATTTGTGCATTGCAATTTGCTATAAAAATGGGTTATAAGAAAGTTGTATATGTAGGAGTTGATTTATATGATTATAGGTATTTCTTTTTAGAAAAAAATCAATTGCGCAGAGTTGCTACTGGATGTATGCGCAGAAAAAGACCACCTAAATATAAAAAACCTGACATTAATGCAATTCATATTGGTAAACCTAAAGTATGCGGAATGTTCATAAAATATCCAGAAATATTTGATTTTGTAGAAGTATATTCATATAATCCAAAATCATTATTATTAGAAATTCCACAGATAAAAGTATGGAGGTTTGATAATGAATATAGTATCAATACTAATAGGTAGAAAGAATAGTAAAGGTTTTCCAGGCAAGAATACACATAATGTTTGTGGACATCCATTATGCTATTATCCTATGATTGCGGCAAAACAATCACATTTGATTACTAATCATTTTGTTTCAACTGACGATCCTGAAATTATGAAAATAGCAAAAGATATGAATTTTACTGTAATTGATAGACCCCCAATATTGGCAACAGATAAAGCATTAGGGGAAGATGTATTTGTACATACCTATTATAAAATTAAGGCAAGATATGGCAACATAGATATGTGTGTATTATTGTTTGCAAATGCTCCTATGGTAACCGGAAGAATAATTGATACCGGAATAGAGGCGTTGTATAATGATTGCCGTTATGATTCTTGCTGCACTGTATCAAAATATAATATGTTTAATCCATCTAGGATGAAGCAAATAGAGAATGGATATTTAAAAACTTCAAATGAGTCCGATATTACAAATGCTGATTGTGATAGAGATTCTTTTGGAGATCATTATATGTATGATTGTTGTTGTGCAGTCGTAAAACCAAATTGTTTAGAAAATATAAATTATGGGATACCCCCGCAAAGATGGTTAGGACAAGATATTTATCCCATAATTAACAATATTGGTTTGGATATTGATTATGAATGGCAATTAGGTCAAGCTGAATATTGGGTTAAAAATTATTCTAAGGAGTAATGATGAAGATAGCTTTGGTAAATCCGCCTTATCGTATCACAAAAGAACACGTAACAAATTATGCTAAGAATTCATTGCGCAGGGCTCAGCCAGTATTAAGTCTTGCCATACTAGCAACTGAATTAAAACAACTTGGGCATGAAATATTATATCTTGATAGCGTTATAGAGGGGATTGACCAAACTCATCACTTTGATGAATATACAGATTATTATGGATTATCTATAGAACAAATTAAAGAAAGAATTAATAGCTTTGGAGCAGATCAAGTATGGATGACGTGTTTGTGTACTGCTCTTTTCCCATTAGCTGAAAAAATTGCTCAATCATTAGAGCAACCTGTTATAATAGGTGGAAATCACGCATCTTTAAATGTCAAAGAAATATCTCAGAATGATACATTTTATTCAATAGTTTGTGGAGAGGCAGATAACCAAATTGAAAACATTTTCAGAAAAATGGAACATAAAAAAATAATACATTTGCCAAGATTAGAAAATATGGATACTGCTATTCAAGTAGATTGGAGTTTATTACCGTTAATGGATTATTGGGAAAAGGCATTGCCTCAAAATCCATTTGCCAAAAGTAGAAAAACTATTTTATATGAGACTTCAAGAGGTTGCCCTGAAAGATGTATATTTTGTTCAACTACAAAATTCTTTGGAAATAAATTTCGGCCTAAAAGTTCACAATTTGTAGTGGATGAGATAACTGCAGCGGTAAGAAAATATAATATAGAAGAAGTGCAATTCACAGATGATAGTATGGGCGTTAATGCTCAAAGATTCATGGAAATATGTGATGGCCTTAAACCTTTGAAAATACATCTTTGTAATCCATCTGGAATAAGATTGTACACTAAAGATGAAAATCAAATAAAAGAAATATTCCAAAAGATGAAGGATGCAGGATTTTATCAATTTACATTTGCAGTAGAAAGTGGCAATGAAAGAGTATTAAATAAATTGATAAGAAAAAGACTCGATTTAAAATTTACAGAAAAATTAATATCAATGGCAAAAGAATATTTTAAAGTGCATGTATTTTTAATAATGGGTTTGCCAGGTGAAACTATGAATGAAATGCAAGATACTATAGATTTGGCAAGAAGAATAAAAGCAGATAGTTATTCAATATCATTAGCTCAACCATTCCCTAAAACTGATTTGGAACAATTGTGCAAAGATAGTAATTATATAATTGATGGAATACAAGAATATGATATGTTGCTTGGCCGACAAACTATTAAAAGAGATGATAATCTTGATATAGAAAAATTAGTTCAAGATTTATTGATTGAACTAAACAATTGAAAGAAGATTTATGAACATACTTTTTCTTAGAGGTCAAGAACCACAAGATAGAGATCCAAAGGAAACATATTACAATTCCTTAGAAGATTGTGACGATATGTGGACTCATCTTGCCAATGCTTTAACTGAACAAACTGGCATAGGAGAAATACTATATTGGAATGGAGACAGAAAAGTTCATTACACAAATAGATTTACAGAAAAGAGAATTAAGACATTTGAAGGATATAAACCATCTTTTACTCCAGATGTAATATTTGCGCGCGGTGGTTTCTCGGAATATGATTACATTATAAAATCATTCCCTAAAACTATCAAGATATATTATGGCGCTCACGCCAAAAGATTCTTTCCACAAGATGACAAAGTCTATTATGATATTATATTTGTAGATTCACAGGAACAGAAATCTATTGTATCAGAAAAATTCCCAAATTCTTATGTAACTTTGTTCATTAAATCTACTGTAGAAAACATTATGTTTCCTCATAAAGTTAAAAAGGAATATGATGTATGTTTTCCAGCTAATGGTTCTCAAAAAAAGTTCAAAGAACACGAATGGGTATTTTCTACCGCCCCTAAAGATCTAAAGATACTTAATTTAGGGAATACAAGTGGTTTATCCGTCCCTTCTCATATTACTTCCTATAAAGTTAATAGGAAGGCTATAGCGAAGGAATACTCTAAATGTAGGGTAGGAATAGTGTGTTGTAATAAAGATCTTGATTCATGTCCTAGAGTGTTACCGGAAATGCTTGCCTGTAATATTCCAGTAGTATGTACTAATACTTTTCATTTTTGGTCAGATTTATATATGAATAAAGACACAGGAATATTAGTAAACAAAGAGACATTATGGGATGCTGTTAGATATACCTTGAAAAATGTAGAGAGATTTAAACCAAGAACATTTTATGAAAAAAATCTATCAATTAAAAAATCAGTCGAACATATAAAGGAACACTTATATTATTTTGCTAATAAAACTCAAAAAGAAAGGTTATCAAATGGATGTTAAACAATTTGCTTCTGATAAGATTTTAAGTGTAGAACATCTGCCAAAAGTATATGAATGGTTAGAAGGTAAAAATCCTTTTCCTGTCACTATGGAATTAGACATCACTAATGTATGCAATCATAAATGTCCTGCATGCTCAGGTGGATTTGACAAAGATAATTCAACATGGCAGATGAATGATGGTATTAAAATAATAAGGGAAATGGCTGCATTAGGTTGTAAAGCTATTATATTTAGTGGTGGTGGAGAACCATTTTGTAATCCATTCTTGGAACATTTTATTTTAGAGGCTTATGACAATGACTTAAATATAGGCTTAATAACAAATGGAAGTAAACTAGGAACTATTGATGCAAGCACATTATTTAAATGCACATGGATAAGAATTAGTTTAGATGCCGGAACAACTGCTTTACATCAAGCAACTCATGGAACGAATGACTTTGATATAATTGTAGAAAACATAATGCAACTGATGAATGAAAAAAATCCATATTTTCAAACTGATATTGGAATTGGATACTTAGTAGGAAATGGTACTGATAATTTCAATGATATGATGGATTTTGTAGAATTGGCTATTAAAATGAAAGTAAGTTATGCTCAATTTAGACCATTTCATACGCAAGCAAAAAAGAATTTTAGTAATTTTAAAGAAATAGATTTTGCTTCATTTGTGAAATTATCTAACAACAGAACAGAAATTCTCTATTCTGCACATAAGTTTGAAAATATGATGAATGGTTTAGCCAATAGAAATTACTCAAAATGTTATGGCCAACAATTTGCCGGAGTAATTACTGCCAATGGAGATATGACTGTATGCTGTCACACTAGAGGTTTGAATCAATTTACATTAGGTAATGTGAAATCAGAATCTATCAAAAAAATATGGAATTCAAGTAAACGTAAAAAAATAGTTGAAACCATTGATTTAAAAAAATGCCCATTACTTTGTAGGTGTAATGCTATTAACGAATGTCTATGGAATTCAAAGAAAAGAAAAAAACATGTTAATTTTTTATGAAAGCTAAACAATTTAGAGATATAGACATTCATAGAAGAAAATACTCAATTGTAGATTCTGATTGGGAAATATTGCAATCGCATACCAATAAAAAATCACATAAATTTAAAAAAGGTATATCATTAATTACCAGATGTAGCAATAGAGAGCAGCAATTAGAGACTTCATTAAAAAGTTGGGTTAAATATAATTTTGATGAAATAATAATTGTAGATTGGAATTCAAAAGGTAATGTGCAAGCAATAATAGATAAATATCAAAATAACAAAATATATAGAATACAAGTTCCTAATCAAAAAAAATTCTCAACAGTATTGTCAAGAAATGTTGGTTTAAAATTTGCAAGATATGAAACTGTATTGATGATTGATTGCGATTTAATAATGAAAAATAATTTATTATTTGTCAGAATATTAAATTTAAAAGATAATGAAATAATAACTTGCAGAAACACAATGTATCACTTAGGCGGTACTTGTATAATGAAATTGGAATACTTTTATCAGATAAATGGATACAATGAATTGTTATTAGGTAGAAAATATGATGACTCTGAATTTTATAAAATAGCAAAAAAAAATGGAATCAAATTGAAAAAACAATTAGACTATAAATACTTCACACATCAACCTCACAACAAAACAAAAAAGAAGGAAGTCATTAAAAATAAAAAGGTATTTTATAGCAACAAACGTCATAAAGTAATGCAAACATTTGTAACATATATCACTTATCCTACTGGTATAACCAAAAAGGTATTATTATGAAAAAATTATTATTGTGTGGCCCATGGCAAGGAGAATTTGGTTGGGAGATATGTATGTGGCAACCACATCTTCGTTACATTTCCCAAACAGAAAAATATAATAAAATCATAATATCTACTCAGCCAACCCATGAAATACTTTATGAAGATTTTGCGGATGGTTTCATCTATAACAAAAGAGGAAGAAACTCAGATGGATGGAAAAATCGTGATGTAGATTTTTGTTACTTCCCTCAATCTGTATTAACAGAAGTCAAACGCAAACATAAAGGATATACTATACAGGTATATTCTCCCAATGATGATAGTACATCAGAAAATTCTCCAAAGACATATATACGTTATGGCAGAAAAGAATCAAAACCGAAATATGATATTCTATTTCATGCTAGATGGACTAACAAGTGTAACTCCGGAGATAGAAATTGGCCATTAAAGAAATGGGAAGAAGTGAGCAATCATTTTAAGAGGATGGGTTTAAGAATGGCCTCAGTTGGCCTTAAAAGCAGTTCCAAATATATTGCTCATACTGATTACTTAATGAATATGGATTTAAGAGATATGGTCGATATAATGGTAAACAGCCGGCTTATCATTGGGCCATCTTCCGGCCCATTACATTTGGCCAGTTTCTGTGGTTGCCCTCAATTGGTTTGGACAAATAATAAGTTCTGGAAATCAATTAACGGCACCAACCGCAAAAGATGGAAGCATTCATGGAATCCTTTTCAAACAAAAGTCAGTGTAATAGATAATTGTAACTGGCAACCCAGGGCAAAAGATGTTATATCTAATATTGAAAAAATGCTAAATATTAGATATTAAAATATCATAAAACAGTAGCTATTCAACTTACTTTATACTATATTCTTTAATAAGGAGAAAAGGATATACCTATGTCAATAACATCTATATTTAGAATAAACGCATTTTCTATATGGTTCATATACTATAATTGGGCATGGGTATCTACCTATCTAATTATAGTAATAATATTTGTATCTATAATACTTACACCATTAGTTCTGGAAATGGAGAAAGACCATGAGATCCAAAACGGCTAAATTGTTAAAGAAGTTTGCAACAACACTTCCAGAGTCCGAACTTTCTGACAAAGTTATAGAACACAAAAAATATTCTGTTTCAAATAATTTCAAGAAAAAGCCAGATGGTAAAGTTGCTACTATAAGAAAGCAGAATATTAAAGGTGGTAATTTCATCGAAAAGGAAACAAAGCGTATTTGGAATAATACCCCAAGGCCAGAAAGATTTAGTTTAAGAAAAATAATGCAAGCTGCAATTGAAAAGTCAAAAGAAATTCTGACAAAAATAAATAAAGAAAAATGATAATGTTAAGAACATTAATTGCATTGTGTATATTGTTACTTAGTAATTGTTGTGGTTCATATTACATGACTGTAGAAAGAATATGTGGATTAAATGAGCCATTTGTATTCAATAACGGAGAGAAACTAATATCAATTGATACTGTTTATGATAATGGAGTGCATCGTATTTTAAAACTCAAAGTTAAACGAAAGGATTAATTATGTCTAAGCGTGTGTTTAAGTATGCTTTCTTTCTTAATTGTACGTGCGCTATTGTTTATTCTAATGTTTATCAAAGAATTGAAACATTAGGGATTATATGCATCGGAATGGCACTTGTAATGGGCATTATGTCGGCAATTACCGAAAGCAAATAATATTATGACTAAATGCAAATTCAAAGTTAATGATGTAGTAATGGTCAAAGATTGTCTATTTGCTATTGCCGTGAATTATGTTGGAAAGATTGGTGTTGTAAAATGGGTTTATGATGATTGCCAACAGCTGTATGTTAAATTATTTATAAATAAATGCATTATAATTTATTATGATGAACTCATCTATATAGGAAGGCTATGATGAAAAAAATAATATTTACATTAATTACTTTGCTATTAATGAATAGTTGTAGTGTTGATGATAAATATGCATATGAAACTAATTGCGATAATTTTTTTAAAGGTAACCACAAATTACTTTCTCTTAACAATATGGTAAATAAAGAATCCATAGAAACATCTAGTGCAGCATTCTTTATTATTGTTGGTAGTTATTCATCAGAAAAAAGAACAATTGTAGAAAATTATGTAATATTTTCATGGTTGAATAATAAAGATGAATATATGGTAACAAAATTACCAATATCCAATGTAAGATTCCGAATTGATTCAACTATATTAGATCCATATTGTAAATTTAGATGGAAATATCCCGGTAATTTTGGTATAAGAAGTTTTACAGAATCTGATTGGAAATTGTTTTTTATATATGCTTTATTTGTAATAAAACCTGAACACATATACAATGCTAATGTAAAATTAGATTTAGGAATCATACAATGAAAGGAAGGTTGTAATTATGTCACTCAGAATCAAATCTGGCGTTAGTATAACAGGCATTAAACCAGAAATGGTGCTTGCAGCCATTATTGCCGATGGAGTATATAAGTCAGAGTATATATCTGAATGTTGGATAACTTCTGGCCTAGAAGCTAAACATATGACCAATTCTCTTCATTATGTCGGTTATGCTTTGGACTTTCGTATCAATAATCTATCTGATTACCAAAGAGAAAAAATATTAATTGTATTGAAAGATCGTCTTGGCAAGCAATATGATGTAATATTGAAAAGTAATTGTATCCATATAGAGTTTCAACCTGAAATGGGAAACAATCTGTGATTCACAAAATTATGTCAATAATGTTTTTCATAACAATTGCTCTTGCAATATTCTTGGTAGTCTATAACATTTACACATTTTTATTAGGAAGGTAAATTATGAAATTCAAAATCAATGATGTAGTAATG